TGCAGGTTACTTGTCTGTGATGGCCTCTACTCGGTATTTTATTTCATACTTTTTTAGGAAAGGAGAGAAAAGAATGGAACACAGACCCCCCCGCTTCACAACCGGAATGAAAACTTGTTTAGTCGCAGTCTATGAAGCCGTAAAAGAAAATCTGTATTGGCTTATCCTCGCTTTGGCTATGGCTTTGCTTCTGTGGCTCGCCCCGAAAGTAAACGCAACGCCTCTTGATGATTTTATCACCGATCACAACCTTGTTTTCCCACAAATCGTAAAAGAACAGATGAAAGAACAAGACCTTGTAGCGGCGGCCGGAGTAATGAACACGAAAGAGCAGATATTCACGATTTACTTTTTGCCCCGTCCGGACACTTTTGACATCGTTGAATTTGATGTCCGGGACGCTGTAATGCAAGCTAGATTTTACCTCGTCAAGAAAAAAGTCGTTGTGGAATACACGACCTACAAGAAGTGTTCACAATCGGCGAAAATATGGCCGGGCAATCACCGAGAGAAAGCGTATGTTTTTGTAGAATTGTGGGAGTTATGACAAAAAACCCATAATTCAATCCGGGAATTATTGTTTTTTATAAATAATTACAATTCCCGGGAGAAAGGAGCGCCGAAATTTGAAAGAATTTGATTTATTTGAGTGTTATGATGACAACCTTGTTTTAGAAGTATGCGGAATTTGTTATAGAATACGGATATTTTCTGAAACTTGGATAAGACCGAATGAGAGCGTATTGGCATTTTATATTTCATTAAAGAAACTCCGCACGCTCACCCTTTGCGCCGATTGTTTATGTGATATTTATTGTGAAAATTAACCGACAGAAAGGAGCAGTAAAATGAAGAAAATGGGAAAGATTGTCCGAACTCAATGTTATTGCGGACGCAGATATAATAAGAGTATTGGAGATTGGTATGGAGCCACAAAAGAACAGGCCGAAGCGGACAAAAAATTGGCAGAACAAGGACTTTTAGAAGTCAAAATGGTAAAATGTCCCGATTGTCAGAAAGGCGGTTGCAAATGAAGAAAGACAAACATACCGACTTCCACCACAAAAAACCAAGAAGCAATGGCGGAAAAACGACAGACGACAACCTCGTCCGAGTTTGCAAAAAGAAACACAATAGCTGGCATAATTTATTCAAAAATTATCACCCAGAAATTGTGTGCCAGATAATCAACCGAGTATGGATAGACCCCGATTTTCGTTTTGTCTGCCAAAAAAAAGTAGCCCTCATCCTAAAAAAGTGATTTTAGCACATTAAAAAGGGCAATGAGAGCTAGCCCCGAATAGCTCTCATTTTAACGGGGTGGGTGTGGATGTAGCACGGTTTAATTTTATTTGCTTAAGTTTTATTGAACAGGCAAGGTGCAATTCCTTGAACCCCGACATTATTAGATAAAATTATAAATTATATGAAATATCAAAAGAAAACAATACTCCAATTTGTTCTCGAACCAGAAGATGCTAAAATAATTAGACAAGCTCTTATTTATGTCCGGCATCGTATCAATCAACACCCTAACTGCGGAGCAAGAACAATACCACTAGAAGAAGTAGATAGACTTTTGAATGAATTTGATGGAAACTAGATAATTAAAAATAACAGGATAATTTATAAAAATATATGGAAAACATATCAATCATACAATTATTTAAAATCGGTTTTTTTATCGGTATTGGCTGGTGGATTTCAAAGGTTCTTTTTATAATTGCCATTACAAAATACACAGGCAAGCCGATTGAATTAAGCAAAGGAGAGAATTAAATAAAAAAATAAATATATATGTTATTTCACACACATTTATACCAACCAAGCGAAAAAGATTCTGAAATTTTGTATTGTATGTGCGGAGCAGTGAAAGATATACATAGGCATATTTGGGAAGAAAGCAGAGAAATACTAGAACTTGGTAAGATAAAAGGTTTTATTTTAAAGTGTAAAATATGCGGAGAAATAAAAAATCATTTTGTTTTTGATTAAGTATAAAAATTACGACATCCGAATTCAAAACCTAGAGCTGGCAAAGATTATTAGATAATTAAAAATATATGGAAAAAGATAAAATGGACAGGCAATTAAAAAGAATAGCCTTGGATTTAGAAGATTTAGCTGATGATGTGAATATTGGTTTTAAGATTAAAGAAAAAATCAAAGAAGTTATAAGGGCAATAAATATAATTGATATGTATTCAAATAATGATGATAATTATTAAATAAACAAATTTATGAAAAAAGAAAAAAATAAAGAATTTTGTAATCACAAGTTTGAGCTGGCAAGAATTGAGAGCACTACCCAAAACCAAAGCTCAGCTGGAGCAAATTATTTTTATCAAAAAATAGGGTATGTCGTGTGTTAAATGTGGAGAAATTAAAACGCAGAATTTATAAAAAATGAAAAGCAAAATCTATTGGAAGTTAACGCATTTAAGAGACAAACGATATTGCCCTAAGTTCCTGGTCAGAATTATTGATTGGGTTAGATATGAATATTTATTGGAAGAATTATAAAAAAATGAATGACCTTATATGAAAAAACAAACAATAGAATTGCCAATTAAATGGATTAAGGGGTTAGATGTTTATATTGATAATGTTAAAAAAACAGCTAATATAAAAGATATATATAGTTCGCACAGTTTCGCAGTTACCGCTCTGTTGGGTTATTTGGAAAGTTTAAAAATATATGCAAAAAACCCTTAAACTCCTCCGTGAAAAAATCAAAAAAAACTATGGAGAGAAATGCAAAGATTTTGCCAAAGGTTGTTTCCTTTGCGATATTTATAAAAAATTAGAAGATTTAGAAAAAGTAGTAAAATGAAAAAACTTCTTTGCAAAATAGGACTGCACAAATGGTATCCCGAAGACAGAAACTATAACACCTCCCAAGAAGTAGTTTTTAGAACATTTCTTGTTTGCAGAAGATGTAAAAAAGCAGGAAAAATGACATTTTTAAAAATATTTAAAGTAAAATGAAAAACATAATACGAGAAATAAAATACGCTTACCAGAGAGTGCGTTATGGTTACGATTCACGACTTAAATGGGACTTTGCTGATTATTTTTCGCAGTTTATTCCGCCGTTGAAAGAATTTTGCGAGGAAGAATTGAAAGAGCTAAAAAATTGCGCAGACAATGAAAAAAGGAAAGAAATATACCAAACCACCCTTGATTTAATATATGATTTTGAATTTCCGCCGGACGGAAGTTTTTATAAAGAACACAAAGAAGAAAATAAAATGTGGACATATATAGGCGCCCGCTTGTCGTGGTATTGGAATTGAAAAATGAAATTATCACAAAAACATAGAAAGGCGATAAGTGATGGTAATAAAGGTCGTAAACGCAATAAAATAATTAAATATGAGTTATAAATTTTCAAAAGAAAATAACGAGCTTGTCGTTCGGATACCATTGAGACAGAAAATCAATAATCCGTATGACGAGGATGAAATAGGAGAATGCGATAATCTTATAGGCGTAATAGCAAAGGATGAATTTTCTCTAAGCCAAGCGATAGATATGACATACAAGGGCAAGTCGGCGCAAGAAGGAATGCCGATTATAATGTTTGAAACTCGTGAAGAATTGGAAAAAGTTTGCAAAGATTTCGGGATAGAGGTATGGGAAATGCCAATTTGCGGAGCTTGCGGAAAGGCAATAAGGGGAAGTTTTACGAGTAACAAAAAAAGAAACTTGTGCTTTGAATGCGAGTTGAATAGAATACGGATATTTTCAAAATCTTGGATAAGACCTAACGATGAATTTTAAAAAGTGCAAAAAATGTAAAACAAATAAGCGAGAAAAAAAATCTATGCAATGCGAAATTTGTAATGTTGACAAAGAATTTGAAATTAAAAAACAGCAATTTGAAACTATTGAAGAATGTGTTGATTTGATAGACGAATATCGGGAAGCGAAGTTGAAAGGTAAAATTTAATATGATATAATAAATTCAATGGAAACATCCACCTTTTGCGAAACTTTCGGGAGTAAATATGGAAAAGATTTTACCCTTCATAAGGAAAATTGTAAATGTAAAGACATTGACAATTTAGAAACTCGCGGACTTACAGAAAATTACGAAGCAGAAGCGATTATCAAACAAATTGAAAATTATAAAAAGGAAAAGTTTAGGGAAATGACAGATGAGGAAAGAAAAGAGGCAAAAAATAAACCCTTTAATAAATAAAATGGAACAAGAAGCTAAAAAGTATATTTGCGAAAATTGCAAAAAAGAGGTCGGGCAGATTATTTGGAACGCAGAGGGGATTTGGTGTGTTAAATGTTTTTATAAAAAATGAAATGCTGGTGGTGTCAAAAAAGAAAGCGAATTAAAGGAAAAGATACTTTATTCTGCCGAAAGTGTTTAAATCTTAAAAAACCCCTTAATGGAGCGAACCAAAGAGGATATAGGACAAAATAAAATGGCAAAATTAAAACGATTATTAACTCCCCAGCAAGAATTATTCTTGAGTTTGTATTGCAATCCAAAAAGTGAAACTTTTGGAAATGCTTACGCTTCTGCTGTTAAATCAAAATATAATAAAAAATACGCTGAAAACATAACAGGACAACTACCAGACTGGCTATCAGAAAATCTAGGAGATTTGAAAAGATTGAGAAAAGCGGAAAAAGTGCTTGACGAAACACTTGATATGGACACCAAAAACAGAAAAATAATAAATGAAGAAATTATTGAAACCGAAGAACCTTCGTTGTTAAAAATAAAACAAGATACAGCCAAGTTTGTCGCTTCAGGAATAGGTAAACATAAATATGGAACAAGAACAGATACCGACCTAACCACCGGCGGAAAACCAATCGGACACTTACTGGATAATTTAGAAAAATGAACGAACTCCGCCCAAAAGACAAAGAAAGACTGAAAAGCAAGGAATGGCGACTGGAACATTTTTACAAAATTAAGAATAAACAGAAACAGTTAGTAACTTTCAAAAAAAATAAAGCCCAGCGAGATTTTGAAAAAAACAAGCATTCAAGGAATTTAATTCTAAAATCACGGCAACTTGGTTTTACGACATTAGAAGCTATGGATATGCTGGATGATACCCTATTCACTAGAAATATGGATTGTTTATTCATCGCTCAAGACTTGGACACCGCCAAAGACATTTTTGACAACAAGATTAAATTGGCTTGGGATAACTTCGTGTTGGCTGATCGTTATGCAAGCGATTTGAATTCCGCCAGAAAACTTAAAGTCGGTTTCGGCGATGGAACATCATCATCAATCGCCGTTGATAGCTCCGGCCGAGCTGGCACTTATCATAGACTTCACATTACTGAATTTGCCCGATTATGCCGGATGTTCCCCGACAAAGCCAAAGAGGTATTAGAGGGTTCAATTCCCGCCGTTCCGACAGATGGACGAGTGGACATAGAAAGCACCGCTGACGGTTCGGATGGATTATTTTATGACTTATTCTGGAACGCTTGGGATAGAGGCGAGCCGGAACATAAGACGCAATTCAAAGCCCATTTTTATAATTGGCGATGGGATGAAGAGATTGACGGAACGGAAGTCATAGAAGTTCCGAAAGAATTTAAAGCGTATCAAAAGAAACACAATTTAACCGACAAAGAAATTTCGTATTATTATCTGAAATACCTATCTTTGGGTGAAACTGAAAGAAATTGGAAAACTCTCAAAAAGGAATTTCCAACTACGCCGGAAGAAGCGTTTGAGAGTTCAGGAAACAAACTCTTTGACGCTGAAAAACTTGGTTTGCAAGAAATAAAAGCCCCAATTAAAGAATATAATAATTTCAGGATTTTTGAGGAGTATCAGTTAGGCCACAGATACGCTATGGGTTGCGATGTGGCGGAGGGAATAGGACAAGACAGCTCCACTATCGCCTTATGGGATTTTACACCAGCCAAGCCCAGAATTGTCGCCGAATATGCCAATAATCAAGTGGCGCCGGATATGTTCGCTTATGAGATTAAGAATTTGGGCGAAAAATACGAATTGCCCCTTGTGGCCGTTGAAAGGAATAATCATGGACACACCACGATTTCCAAACTCAAAGAAATTTATCCCGAAAGACACATTTGGAAAGATGAAAAAGATAATTACGGATGGCAGACCAACTTTGTCAGTAAGCTGAGAATGTTGTATGAATTAAGCACGGCGGTGAACGAAGAATTGATTGAGCTTACTTCCGTAAGGATAGTTTCCGAAGCCCGCCGATACGACAAGGAAGATTTGAGAATTATTAAAGGCAATGAAGAAACGAAACATTATGATTTGCTTATTGCGGCGGTCATCGGTTTCCAGATGAAGAACGAAAAAATAATCCGTCCGAAATTGATAATACCCCGAGCGCCCGAAAGAGAACTGCCCAACCCAGCGAGATAGTTGTTTGCTTTTATTTTTTATGATATAATTATAACAATGACTAAAAAAACAAAAGTCAAAAAAGTTAAAGATAAGGAAGATAATGTAAAAATTTCCATCAAGCTCGGCAATATTATTATTCAAGGCGAGGGATTGACTGCTTTGGAAGCATTGCAGAGCATCCCCATTCCCAATAAAATAACAACCAAAGGAATTTTAACGATTTCACAAGGGAAAAAGAAAAAAGAATTGCTTTACACCATTCCTAAATTAAAGAGATTGTTTTATCCGAAAGCACAACCTATTATTATTAAGTGGTTAGCGATGTTAATGAAATAAAATGTTAGGCGAACTAGCCATCACAAGAGAAAAAAAAGAAGATGGATTTACAATTCTTTTCATTGACACAAACAAAGCCAAATGGCAAGGTAGAAATTGGAAAACATTAAATGAATTTGGAAAAAGGAAATTTGAAAATTATTTGATATTATCAAGGGCAAAAGAAAGATTAAAAATTATTTATAAATGAAACCGCAATGAAACCGCCATTTATGAATGAAACAATTAACCAATTACAACGACATCTTCGGGTATATCACGGTTCAAGAAGCCGCTTATAACCTACCTATCAGGATGAATGATTCGTGGGACTGGTCAATGAAAGACCACATAACCACAACGGAACTTTATAATAATTCCCAACTTAAAACAGGCAAAAACGATTATAAACCCGTCAAAAACATCACCCGTCCAATCCTTAATTTGCAACACAGAACGGAAGATGTGGAACTTAAAGATGTGCAATTATATGTGGATGATGCGGATAAATATCACCTTTCATTCCTCGTCAAAAAATATCACGATGATGTTTTCGTCCAAGAGAATGACCTTGACACTTTTTTTGACGAGTTGAATGTGTCAAGAATTGACTTTGGCGGAGGATTATCTAAAAAAATATCATCAGGAAGAGAAGTCGTGCCCTTGCAGTCAATAGTATTCTGCGACCAAACAGATATTCTTTCGGGGCCAATAGGAATTAAGCATTTTTTCTCACCCGACCAACTAATGGATATGGCTGAAAAAGGTTGGGGTAATCCAGTAAATGGAGCCACCATTACTCTTGAAGAGCTTATAAACTTATCAAGAGAAGAAAAACAAAGAGATAAAGACGAAACCATAACCAAAACACCCGGAAGATACATAGAAATTTACGAAGTTCACGGCAATTTGCCTAAAAGATTTGCCGATTCATCAGACACATCCGGCAAATACGAAACTCGTTTATTTATTTGCGCCTTTTATCAAAAGAAAAATAGCGATGAAAAACAGGGAGTTATCATCTACACCGCCCCCGAAAAGAAAAGTCCCTTTAAGTTGATTAAAAGAGACCCCGTTTATGGCCGGGCATTAGGTTTCGGCGGAGGGGAAGAATTGTTTGAACCGCAAGTGTGGGTTAATTACGATATGATTCGCATTCAAAACATGCTGGATGCGGCGGCAGTAACGATTTTGAAAAGCACCGACCCCGCCGTTGCCGCCAAACATCCGTCAGGACTAAAAAACCTAAAGAATCTGGAAGTGATAGATATTGAAGAGGGCAAAGACCTTAATCAAGTTGATACTTTCCCCCGCAATATGGCTTTATTTGAAAATTCCGTAGCCAGATGGGAAGCTCACGCCCAGCAAATGGGAGCGGCCAACGATTCAATTATGGGACAACCGCCCACCGCAGGCACGCCATTCAAGCTCCAAGAACTTGTTACAGCCGAATCTCACGGATTGCACGATTACAGAAGAGGACAATTTGCCAAACACATAGAGGAAATTTATCGGGACGATTATATCCCAGAAATTCAAAAAAGAATTACACAAGGGGCAAGGTTCTTATCAGAATTATCGCTGGACGAATTGCAATATGTTACTGATGCGTTAGTAACAAGCGAAGCAAATAAATTCTTCAAAGAAAAAGTTTTGAAAGGCGAAGTTTTTTCTTCCGATGAGGTGGAAATATACAAAGAAAAAATAAAAACCGACTTTAAGAAAAAAGGCAACAAACATTTCATAGAAATTTTGAAAGGAGAATTCAAAGACACCCCGTTGGCTGTGAAAGTTGTCGTGAAAGGAAAATCCAAAGATTTGGCGGCGAAAACAGAAAAGCTTGTTAATGTGTTCAGGCAGATAATCTCTAATCCGGCCGTGTTGCAAATTCCCGCCATCGGCAAAATTTTCAACGACATATTAGAAAGTTCAGGTTTAAACCCCGCAGATTTTAGCGGGATAACCAAAGAGCAAATCCAAGCGACAAACGGATCACCAGAAACACCAGCATTACCAGCCAGATTACCAGCGATAGCTTAATAATATGGAAATTCTTAAACAATTAGCCGATAATCAAAACCTTTTTGACGCTGTAAAAAAAACGATTGAAAAACATTTTTCGCTTGAAGATATAAATTCGGATACTCCTAATTTGACGGAAAAAGTCAGAGCAAGATTAGACGGGAAAGAATTGCTTAAAAACGCTTTCAAAGAAATTGCTTCGCATAAAACATTCAAAGAAAGTCCAATTACAGGAAATCCCGCTCGTTGATTATTATAAATTGTGGTATAATATAAATATGTGATATAATTAAATTAGATTTTTTAGTTCTCGGTTGAGTGGCGATAAAAAACTTGGCGGTTTCAGTCGCCATTCGCCCGAGAACTTGGAGCCGCCAATTATTAAGGTCGGCTTTTTTATTAGTAACAAAAAAAATGAAACGAGATAATTTAATTGCGATAGGATTTATTTTGGTAAGTATAGGGTTTGTTTTAGTTAGTATTCTTGCTTTTAATTTTGCAAAAAAGGATATTGAAAAAGACAACAACCCAGTATCGCTTAAAGGCGCCCCGCAAGGGCTTTACAGCACATTAGCGGTTGCCACAACCACCGCAGTCGGCCCGCAAGAGAAAAAGACGGTCTTTTCCGCAAACACTTCCTGCACGACAAGAGTGTTATCAACGGCTGGTCAAGCGATCATGGTGCTTTATGGCGATACGACTAATGGGGATTTGTCCAGCACGACAATAACTTCAATGGCGGGTCATTGGCAAGGAGCTTCCACGACTGTGGCCTACGATGCAGGAATTTACGGTTGCGGAAGAATGATTGTTTTAGGGGTGGTCGCAAGCACCACAATAACAGCAACGGAGTTCAGATAATTATTAGTTAATTTAAAAAAATGAGTGTATATAAATTCAAAAGAAAAAGTTTGAAAGACAAATTACGAGAGCAAGAGGAAAAAGTAAAATTAGAAACAAAGGTCGGCAAAAAAACAAAAAACAAAAATGAATAAAATAATAGGATTTATAGCGGTAGTAGCCCTTGCGGTAGGAATTACGGGAGTTGTTAAAGAAGGGAAACAAGGAGTGAGGGGCTTGCAAGGTGTTCAAGGAGAACAAGGTGTAAAGGGCGACAAAGGCGACAGAGGTGTTCAAGGCGAGAGAGGTTTGCAGGGTGTTCAAGGAATAAGAGGAGCAACAGGGGCGGTCGGTATGCCTGAAAGATTAGGCGCTGTTTCCGGCCCAGATATATCTTCCCCATATTTAAGTGTTAATGGCATATTAAGTTTTTATCATCGTTCAGGAATGGCGACAGGGACTACCACGCCTTGCGCTTTTCAATCGCCGAATGCCACTAGCACATTAACTTCTGCTGTAGCTAGATTTAATGTCAGCTCAACCACTGCCACGACTGTAACCTTCGGAAGGGCGACAAATTCGGGAGCAACAACAACTTGGTTGCACAATGGGAGTTTAGCGGCTAACGCGCAAGGAACTTTCCTTGTTCCCAAAGCCACCACTACTAATCAAATTTTCAGTCCGAAAGAATGGTTAGTTGTCGGAATGTCTGGTGGAAATGGCACACACGACCCAAGTGGAGCGTGTCAGGCGGTCTTTGAGCAAATTTAATTTTCGGGTGTTATCACTCACCCTTAAAAAAGTGAATTCAGAGTTATGATTCTCGAAAAATCATAAAAGTTCTGATTCTTATTAAAAAATCAAAAAAGTTATCATTCTATGGAAACAAAAAATGAAGAAGTTGTAGAGGTAGAAGAAAATCTAGACCTTCCCGCAGTTGATGAAGGCGAAGATGACACTACCGATTGGAAGGCGGAAGCGGAGAAACTCCAACACAAAGCGATTTCTCAAAGAGAGCGAACAAAAACTCTCAAAAAAGAGCTGGCGGAAGCCAGAAAGGCGGTCGGAGTTGTGGCGGGTTCTAAAGAAACGCCAAGCCAACCAAAGGGTGAATTAGACGCAACGCAGTTAGACTATCTTGACCTTAAAGGATATACAGAAAGCGAAGACATAAATTTCATTCAGACAGTTATTAAAAAGACGGATCAAACCCTCAGAGAAGTTTTGAAAGATGATTATGTGATAGCTAAACTAGCTTCCTTTAAAGCCGCAAGAGATGTCAAAGCTGCGACTCCAAGTTCTACTAGGCGAGGCGGCGATGTATCAGGCGATATATCGGCGGCGGTAGCCAAGTTTGAAGCCACTGGCGTTATGCCGGACGACTTTGAACTAGCATCCAAAGTAACGGATGCGGTAACAGCCAAAGGCAACAGAAATAAGCCTTCTTGGCACTAGGATATCGCTAATTCACTTACATTATTGGTTAAGTGAAAATAAATGGCTAATACGATTATTTATCAAGCACTTTGGGAAAATAAACTTGCCCGAAGACTTGACAAACCCCAGAACTGGAAAGATGTGTGCGATGTGGTCTATACAGACTCGCAAACATACAATTTTCCCCTTGTAAGCACCTCAAATGAGCCGGCAGTGGCAACCCTCACCAACACGGCGGCGGGTCGCTCCACTCTCTCAAATGTCATCCCATTCGTTTCAGTAACCCAGACGAACGAGACACTCTCAATCGTTACTGCGGAAATTGACTCTGTGTATGTTGATTACGCCGACCAAGCGCAATCAAATTACGCAAAAATGGCTGATATGGGGACATTGCTTGGAAAGAAGATAAACGAAAGGGCGGAAGCTATTTCGCTTGCTAATCACGCTAATTGGACTGATTTCGGCGATACGGGAGGAGGAGTCCTCGGACTTGCCTCTACCGCAATCACCGTTACGGCAAACAATGTAGATGACATAATTCGCGGAATTATAGAGCAAATTCAGACTGCTAATGGATTTGACCTATACTTAGAAAATGGCGGATTTATGGAATGGCGACCAGCCGACTGGACATTCCTTGTTACCTATATGCAAGCCAATGGTTACCAATTTGCTGATGAAGCTCTGCGAGACGGCGGGAAAGGCAGACTAGGCAAAGAGGCATTGGGACTGTTTCATTATGTTTCAACTTCTCATACCGCAAACCACCTATTTGGCGGAGTGCGCAAGGTGCAGAAGTTCGGCATAAACACCAGCACCTACGGAAAGGTTTATAAGGCAGAAATGCCCGCAAGCTCAACCGCAGGTTCGTTGTCAGGAACTCAAATCCATACCCGTTTGGATTATGGACTTTTGATTCCGACAAACTTGAAACCTGTCTGTTTCGATATAAATGTTAATTAGAACATAAACTAATAACATTGTCAACCCTACCTTGTGAGTAGGGGGCAGGAGTGGCTGAATCACTCTTGCTCTCTACACACAAAGTGGAAATTATAAATAAATTCAGCTTATTTATGGAAAAATATAAAAGAAAACAAAACACACCAGAATATAGAAAGAAATATACAGGCATTTATGGGACTTGGTATTCATTAAAACAACGAAGTAATAATAAAAACAAAAAACAATACGCGGATTATGGAGGAAGAGGAATAAAATATCCAATGAAGTGGAACAATTTTAAGGGATTTAAAGAAGATATGCAAAATGGGTACAAAAAAGGTCTGACAATAGAAAGAATTGATAATTCAAAAAGTTATTCCAAAGAAAATTGTAGGTGGGCAACAAGAAAAGAACAAAACAATAATAAGCGGAGCAATATAGTGATAACTTTCAAAGGAAAAACATTACCACTTGCATTATGGGCAGATGAAATAGGAATGAATTTTAATGTGATGCGTTCTCGATGGTATAGAGGTTGGACAATAAATAAAATACTTTCAAAAACAAAATTCCATCGCTTTGGAACACAAAAACAATGACAAATAAAAAAGAAATAAAAATTGTGGAATCGCAGGCAAAAGTAGTCATCGGAGTTCCTGTTTCTGATACTGACGCTATGAGAGCTTTAACCGCCCAAGCTATAGGGGGCTGTATTATCGGGGCGGGAGGGCTTGTGATAGATATGATATTAAGACGCTCCTGCGACATTGTGAGCAATAGGACTTGGCTCGTAAATGAAGCTATCAAAAACGGCGGAACTCATATTCTTTTTGTGGACTCGGATATGATTTTTCCAGAAGACACGATTAAAAGACTTTTGGCTCATAAAAAAGAAATTGTCGGAGTTAAATACAAAAAAAGAGAATTTCCCG